ACACGGATCTAACAGCGAATCAGGCTTTAGGTCGGGGCATAACAATTAAAACTAGGGCCGGTGATGTTCGCAATAACGTTACAATCAAATATGGAATAGCCAGCGCCAGCGAAGTTAGCGATACAGACGCAACGTCCATTGGCCTTTATGGCGACTTGGCTCAAATCATCAGTACTACAATAAAACATGCAGCAGACGCCACTAGTCAAGCCGCTTTTTACCTAGATTTAAGAGCTTATCCACAACCAATATTTGACCAAATCACCTTTGCCTTGACAAATCCAGAGTTAGACAATGGCGATCGAGATAGCCTAATAAATATTTTTATGGGGCAGCCAATAGCATTAAATGACCTGCCCTTAAATATGGCAGCAGGTACTTTCCAAGGCTTTGTCGAGGGCTGGACTTTCCGCGCCAGCTTTAATGAGCTTTCAATTACTTTGCTTATGTCTCCGGCGTCTTATTCATTGCAGGCTATGCGCTGGAATGACGTGCCAATAAATGAAACCTGGTCAAGCGTGTCGCCAACCTTGACATGGGAATATGCCACAATTGTCTCATAAACTGAAAGGAAAATAAATGGCTAATCCAACAACTAACTATGGCTGGCCAATGCCATTAACCACATCTTTAGTTACAAATTTACCTGCCGATTTTGCGGCATTTGGTCAACCAGTAGACACATCTTTGAAAGCTCTTAATCCTGAAACAACTCTTGGAGACATTGCTTATAGATCATCAACATCGAATACTAATACGCGTTTAGGTATTGGATCAACTGGCCAAGTGCTTACTGTTGCTAGTGGCGTACCGTCATGGGCAACGCCAGCTGCAAGCGGTGGCATGACTTTACTCACCACGACAACTTTATCTGGAACATCAACGACAAGCGCAAGTTTTGCAACTACTTACAAAGAATTAGTTTGTCATTTTTACGGCTTAAATACGTCAGCGTCAAATGAAATCAGGCTTAGAGTAAATAGCAACACAGGCAGTAACTATGGAATGGGATATTTTTCTGATTCCAATACTTCCTTTACTCAAGATAATGGTGCTACGTCATTGAGAGTGGTTGATTATTTTGCAACTGTTCCAGGATACGCGGTCGGTGAAATAACAATTCCGCAATATGCAAACACTTCTTTGACTTCTAAATCTTGCTTTGTAACGCAAAGCAATACTTCAGCAAGACGAATGATTAGCATTGGTTACATAACTGAAACTACAGCTATCAGCACATTGACGTTCTTTTCAACTTCCACAATAAGCGGCACAGTCCTAATCTATGGAGTAAACTAATGACAAAGCCAATGGTAAGAATCTACACAGACGCAGAGAACTTCATTGATCGTGAGATGAATGCTAAAGAATTTTCCCAATATCAGGCAGATGTAGAAATTGAAAAAGCCAAGATTGCCGAAGCAGAAACAGCGTCAACAGCTAAAGCTGCCCTTTTAGATCGTTTAGGCTTAACAGCAGATGAAGCCAAACTTTTATTGTCATGACTTATCCGCACGGTACAGCCGCAGCTATTATTGAAACGGCATTGGCAGAAGTTGGCACAGTAGAAAAAGGCGACAATCTGACAAAGTACGGCAAATTTACAAAAGCCGACGGACTGCCTTGGTGTGGTTCTTTTGTCAATTGGTGCGCAAATGAAGCTGAAATTAAAATTCCAAGCATGGTCAGCACAGCTATAGGCGCGCAAAAGATGAAGGATTTTGGCCGCTGGAGTGAAGTGCCAAAGCTAGGTGACATTTGCTTTATGGACTTTCCACATGACGGCGTTGATCGCATAAGCCATGTTGGAATCGTGGCCAAGTTAGGCTTGAAAAGCGTTTTCTGCATTGAAGGCAATACATCAAGCAATGGCGACCAGCGCAACGGTGGAATGGTTATGATTAAAGAGCGATTCTTAGGCAAAGAAATAGTAGGTTTTGGTCGTCCAAAGTATGTCGAATATGCCGGAGAATTACCAGTAGTAGAGCTACCAAAGGCCACTACTAAGGAGAAAAAACGATGAAAGAATTGAAGCCAATGCTGGCAAGCTATGCCAGGTCATTTATTGCGGCAAGTCTTGCGGTCTACATGGCCGGCGTAACAGATCCAAAGGCAATTTTGTCAGCTGGCGTTGCAGCTCTTTTGCCAGTCCTAATGCGCTGGTTAAATCCTGCGGATAAGGTCTACGGCCGCAAATGACAATAGGCGAATGGACAGCGGTTATAGGTTTAGTTTTGGCAATCTTAACTGCCGTCTATTCGTCGATGAGATTTATGGTCAAGTCAATAATGCGAGAACTTACTCCGAATGGTGGCAAGAGCCTCAAGGATCAAGTTTCAAGAATTGAGACAAGGCTTGACCAGCTGATATTAGAGCTGGCCTTTCAGTCAAAAAAGGATTAGCGACACGCCCAAGATTACGCGTAATCCTTGACCTTGTCAGAGCTTGCCGTCATGCTTTTATCAGCGACACCAACAAGGTCGCTACGGGAGCAATATGTACAGCATGGGCGAAGTATTTATGTGGGCTTTAATTGGCCTAATTTTAGGCTACACAGTGGGCTACACAGTAGGGCTAAGAGAAGGCAATCGAGTCGGCTACGTACGCGGCAAGATTACAGCTAGCAAGTGGGCAAACCGATCATGAGTTTCCTGGACAATTACGAGGGCGTGGCCGACAGAATTAAGCGCTTTTGGGCTACTTATCCAAATGGCAAAATTCACACGTCAATCATTGACGTTGACATAAAGGCAGGTTATGTACTAATTGAGTGCCGGATTTATAAAAAGTACGAGGACGAGCAGCCAGCCGGCATTGACTACGCATTTGGCAACGTGGCTACCTATAACGTCAACATGAAAAAATGGTTTGTCGAGGACACAGTGACTTCCGCAATCGGACGCTGCGCCGGTCTAGTGCTAGGTACAGACAATCGGCCAACGCAGGAAAACATGCAACAGGTCGAAAACATCGACGTTGACATAGTACGCAAAAGCGCAGACGAGGTAGATCTATGGGCTTCGCCAATCTACGAAAATGTTGTGCCAGCCGGTGCGGCAATCGAGGAGATTAAATCGCAGCTAGGCGGCGTCCAGGTAGCAGCTGCGCCAATCTGCCCACATGGTCACATGATTTGGCGAGCAGGCGAAAAGGCTGGCAAGGCCTGGGGCGGTTATATGTGCGTCGAGAAAAGCAAGCCTAAGCAATGTGCACCGCGCTGGTATGTACTCGCGTCAGACGGCCAGTGGAAGCCACAGGTGTAGTCATGGGCGACTTCGAGATGATTAACCTAAGCACAGGCGACCGCTTGCGGATTGATAAGGACGGCACAGAGCTGCGAGACGAGGTCAGTCCACCTGCCGTTGAATGGTGTGACAGAGGCCAGCACTATGCAGCAAAATTAGGCGGACGTGATGAGGGCGGCATTTTGTGGGTCTGCCTGGAATGTGGCCGCAATTGATCCGCATGACAATTAGCGAAGCCGATGAATGGGCAATTCATAATCGAGCAGCTTCGGTCATATTCTCTATGAGCGACCTAAGCGATATTGAGCGATACAACACAAAGCTGAACAATTACGAAAGAGTCACAGAGTATGCAGAATCTCTGGGCGCTGAAATGGTTGTAGCGCGCTATTTTGGCCTTGATTATGACGTCAACATATCGCAGGGCAAGCGCAATGCCGACGTAGGCAAAGGCATAGAAGTCAAGTGGACAAGCTACATAAACGGATCCTTGATTATCTATCCAAATGACAGAGAAAATGACGTGGCAGTGCTGGTCGTAGGTAGATCACCGGACTATTACATAGCAGGCTGGTTGCCAGTAAAAATGGCGATGCAAAGGCAATTTAAGAATAGTCAACAGGAATCTTGGTGGGTCGGTCAAGCGAGCCTTAATCCAATTGGTGACTTAGAAAGGAGTAGCTATGCGGCAACTCATATTTGATTGCTCTATATGTGCCAAGATTTCAGGAGACGGGCGCAGAATGCACTTACTTACAAAAGGGCCAGAGTTAACGCTTCATGAGTGGTTTAGCCAATGTTCAGGCTGTGGCACATTTGGCGTAAAGGTAGTCGATGAGACATTGGTAACTGGCCTTGATAGTATTTGATTTCTTTGCCGGTACAGGATCAGGAACACAAGCATTTGAGGATAATGGTCATACTGTTATCAAAGTCGAACTTGATGAGCACTTTGAAGCGCATGAACGAGATATTTTGTCATTAAATGCTGCATATTTACTAGAAAAATATGGCCAGCCAGACTTTATATGGGCTAGTCCACCATGTCAGAAATTCAGCGTTGCAAGCCTATGGAAGTATTGGGAAGGAACTAGGGGCAACACAAGACCAAAACACCCAGCTGTTTATGAAGCGTTGGCGTTAGTGGAACACACAATTAAATTAATGCAAAGTCTCAATCCTACTTATGGTTGGATTATGGAAAATCCTAGGGGCATGCTACGAAGTCAAAACGTTGTCAAAGACTTAAGGCGTTGGACTGTTACATATTGCCAATATGGTGATACAAGAATGAAACCAACTGATTTATGGGGCACAATTGAGTGGAATTCTAGGGCCATGTGTGGGCCTGGTTATAAATGCCATGAATCAAGTCCGGCTGGCACAAATGCCGGTGGTACTGGGAAATTAAGAAATGCTCGGCTTAGATCTATGATTCCTTATGAACTCTCATTAGAGATATTAAATGACATTAAATAGTTATCCACAGGAGTTATCCACAGGCACTATAAACCTGTGGACGACATGCCAAAGCCACGCTCAAATTATCCACAACTGGTCAGTAACTTGACATGCCGGTGTACGCTGAAGCATACAAGTCAAGGGAGTTTTGATGATCCCAAAACAGAATGATTCTTACTCTTTCAGCAGTCAGGTAAAAAGATATATAAAAAAACTGTTGACGTTATCGGTAATCCTAAGCGCAGTAATAGGCCACAGCTCTGCCTACGGCGTTGATTACCGAGACTCTCTTAAGTTATATGCTCATAGTCGAATCGTTAATGACAGCCAATATCAATGCTTTTATAAGCTGATTACTAAGGAAAGTAACTGGCGTGTAATGGCAAAGAATGGATCTCATTACGGCATAGGACAAATGCGTAACACTAAGTACAGAGATTTAGACGGCTTTACTCAAGTGCGTTGGTCTATTAAGTACATGAAGGGCAGATACGGCAGCATGTGCAATGCTTGGCACTTCTATCTTAAGAGGGGCTATCACTAATGGCTAGCATGAGTGCAAGGGCAACAGGTGGCAACACTAGAGCCTGGCGCAAGATACGTGAACGGATACTGATACGTGACGGCTTCTGTTGCCAATACTGCGGTGAAGAAAATGCAACTACAGTGGATCACGTGCTACCAATAAGCAAAGGTGGTACTGATGAGCCTGACAACCTTGTAGCTGCGTGTACTAGGTGTAATTATCAAAAAAAGGACAAGGTAGGCCAGTTTTTTGGACAGCCTAGGACAC